GCTAAGGCAGTAGAGGAAACACCAGAGCAAATGGCAGAAAAACTAGCTCAAATGGGAGCTGCAGGGGCTGCTGAAGAAGAAATGAAAATGGCAGGGGATGAACAAATGATAGAAGAACAATTAGCTTCAGCTCCTCCACCAGAAGAGATAATAGAAGAACAATCAGAAGTAGTTGAGCAATAATAATAAAAAAACAATTAGTAGATCACTAGATCGGGCAATGCCCATTGAGTAAGGAGAAATTATGTCAGAGAATCACGCCCATCTTAACGAGGTGGTAGAAAACCAAAGTCCAGAAGGAGAACAGTTAGACTCCAGTATAGAGTATGAGGATCAGGGCTATGCTGCTGATGTTTATGATGAACCAGAGGCAGAAGGCTCCAGTCAGGACCAATTTGCTTCAAAATTTGCTGCATTAAGCAGAAAAGAAAGGGCTTTAAGAGAAAGAGAGTCTGAGTATGAATCAAAGTTTGAGGAGATGGAGAGAAGACTCCAAGAATATGAGACCAAGAATCAAGAGCCAGAAGTTGATTGGGAACATATGTTACGCAATGATCCCCTTAAGGCTTTGGAAGAAGCAGGTTTAGGCTATGATAAGCTAACTGAATTAGCCCTAAATGATGGTAGACTTACTCCTGATATGCAAATGGCTGCAATGAGGGAAGAGATAGAAGGAGACTACAGGCGAAAGTTTGAGGATTTAGAAGAACGGTTATCAGCAAAAGAAGAAGCAGAGCAAGAAGATTATTATAACCATGTCCAAGAGAATTTTCAAGATGAAATAGGAGATTTTGTAAGACAAAACGGAGAGGAGTATGAGCTAATAGGTGCCAGTGAAGCAGATGGCTTAGTTTATGATGTTATAGAAGAACATTATAATGATACTGGTAGAATATTAGACATAAAAGACGCTGCTGATGCAGTAGAGAGTTATTTGGAAGATGAAGCTGGAAAGTTAATGAAGCTAAAAAAGGTAAGTTCACGGTTAGGCATTAACCCCCTTGAGTTAGAAGAAATGGATTCACAAGTTACATTATCCAATGATCACGCCGCACATGTAAAATATGATGAAGGCATAAATAAACTGTTAACGGATGAAGAGTCAAAAGCTCGTTCAGCCGCTTTTTTACAAAGAGCTTGGAATAATGAAGCTCTACAAGGAAATTAACAATTAAACTTAAATAACCGTAGGAGGTTAAAGTGCCAGATATAGTAGGGGTATCCCCCCAAAACGTTACAAACTTTGCTGCAGCTCTCAAGCAGCATTATACAAATGAGAGAATTGAAAACATGGTCTATAAGGATAATCCATTTTTAGCTATGATTTCTAAATATGAACAATTCGGTGGAGAAAACCTAAAGTTACCCATTAAATGGGGTAACCCTCAAGGTCGATCCGCTACCTTCGCCACGGCTCAAAGTAATAAGTATGCTTCTTCAATTGCAGCATTCTTACTTACTCGGAATCATGATTATTCTCTAGCGTCAATTGGTAATGAGGTTTTAGAGGCTTCTAAAGGTAATGCGAATGCATTCATGGAAGCTGCTACTACTGAGATTGATGGTGCTATTGAATCTGCTACTAGATCACTTGCTATTGCTCTTTTTGGAGATGGTGGGGGTTCTATTGGTCAGCTTTTAGCCGATCCTGGTACAGGTCTTACATTTACCTTGCTTCAAACCGACGATGTTACTAACTTTGAAGTTGGTATGAATGTCGGTGCCTATACTGCTGCTACTGCTGGTACTGTTAGGGCTGGTGGCTTTCGTCTAGTTAGTGCTGTCAATAGGGATACTGGTGTTGTTACTGTCTCTACAGCTATAGATGCTGCTTGGGCAATAAATGACTTTATTGTTCCTGAAGGCGATTATGATGCAAAAATTAAAGGTTTAGATGCTTGGGTTCCTTCAACGGCTCCTTCTGCTACTACCTTCTTTGGTGTTGATAGAAGTGTTGATCCTACCCGTTTAGGCGGTATTCGATTTAGTGCTGCTTCACTTCCATTAGAAGAAGGTCTTATCGGTGCTGCTGCTAGAGCAGCTAGAGAAGGTGGAAAACCAGACGTTTGTTTCATGAACTACTCTAACTTTGCAGACTTTGAAAAAGCCTTAGGCTCTAAGGTGTCTTACGTTGATGAAAAAATAAACCCTCAAATTGGTTTTAGAGGTATTTTGATTCATGGTCCTAGAGGTCCAATCAAAGTTATTCCTGATCAAAACTGTCCTAAGAACGTAGCTTATATGCTCGACCTGTCTATGTGGAAACTTTACTCTCTTGGTAAATGTCCTAAGATTCTTGACTCAGATGGATTAAGATTTTTAAGAGAATCTGATGCTGATGCTGTTGAAGTTAGAGTTGGTTACTATGCCCAAATGGGATGTAGAGGACCTGGCTATAATGTTAGGATTGCTTTATCATAATTTAATATTGGGGAGCTGAAAGGCTCCTCTTTTTTCGCTGCGTGGTCATTCCACTCAGACTAAAGGAGAAATAAAATGGCTAATCGAAATTTTCAAAGAGTGCAAGCTCTGGATAGAGAAATTAAACATCTTTACGGACAATTTGATGTAGATGAGGGTACAGCTCTACAGGTACTTAATACAACTCGTAGTATTGGTATTAAGTCTATTACAAATAATAGTGCAGGAAATTATAGCGTTATACTAGGAGAAACTGGAGGAGATTCAGATTTATATCCTGCTTTATATGCTGTTGATGCTATTATTTTAGATGGTACTGTAATTACCGCTGGTGGTGGTGTAGCGTGGCAGTTAATGTCTGACAGTGTTTCTACTGATGGAACGTTTATCTTCCAAGCTTTAGATAAAGAAGGAGTTGCTGTTGCTATAAGAACTGCAGATATTGTTAAGCTACATATAACTTTGAAAAACTCTAACGTATCAGCACTTGGTACTGGTACGATTACTTAAAGGAGTTTACCATGATTATGATGGGACCTAAAAAAGATAAAGGAGCGATGATAGTCTCTATAATGGAGAAGTTTAAGAAAAAACCTAGTACCCACGATGAGGGTAAAAAAGCAAACTCAGACTTTATGGAACGAGGTGGGCATGATTCTGCCTACGAATACTATAAGGCTGAAGTAGATGCAATCATGGATGCCCTTCAAAATGATAATAAAGAAAAGTTTGCTAGGGCTATGAAAGGGTTTATTAAAAAATGTGTTTCTAGTATGGAAAAGAAAGAAGAAGAAGATGAATATTAGGGGGCTATTGCTCCCCTAGTACTTTTAAACTTTAGGGGGTTATTGTGGCTAATGTAACTATAGCTACTCTCATGTCTCGATCGAGGCAAAGAGCAGATATGGAAAATAATAACTTTGTTCAAGATTCAGAGTTAATAAATTATATTAATTCTGGAATATCAGAATTGCAAGACATACTTATTCAAGAGTATGGAGAAGATTATTATGTTTTGAGTAAAGATTTTAATACTGTATCTAATGTAGATACTTACTATATTAATGATTCTACTCAGAGTAATGATTTAGCAATAACAGATTTCTATAAACTCAGGGGTGTAGATGCTAAAATTAATGGTACTGATTATTTTACTATAGGCTCATTTAATTTTAATGAACGTAACTTGTATCAAAGTTCAGGTTCGTGGAGTTTGTTGGGTTTATCTAATGTAAGATACCGTTTAGTTGGTGGTACTATTAAATTTTCTCCTAAACCTGATGGAATTACAGCTACTAAAATTTGGTACATTCCCCAAGCTGTTCAATTTGCATCTAGTACAGATACAGATACTAAATGGGATGATCTTAATGGTTATGCTGAGTATGTTGTTACGTTTTCAGCTATAAGAATGTTGCAGAAAGAAGAAAGTGATGTAAGTGTTCTCATGGCTCAGAAGGCTGAGTTGAAGCAAAGAATTACTGAATCGGCTGCTAATAGAGATGCAGATAATCCTTTAACTGTTACAGATATTTATTTGTCTAATAATAAATTTTGGTATGCTGGGAGTACAAATTGAAAAAGTTTAAAAAGCTTTTTATTCCTGCAGACTTTCCCATGGCTAGAGTTTTTAACAATGCTCAAGATCATGTAGAAGAAGTTTTAAACCCTGTTCTTAAGGCAGCAATAGTTGATGGAGTTATTTTAGAGGATATTGACTTAGTGTCTGCGTCCTTTACATCAATAGAACATAAACTAGGACGTAAGCCAAGAGGCTACTTGGTAATAAGAAAATCTGCAGCTCAAACTGTTTATGAAGAGGTTGGAGATTATGATAGTAGAAAACTATTTTTAAAACTAAGAGCCTCTGGTACGGTAACCGTTAACCTGTGGGTTTTTTAAGGACATAACATGGCTGAAACAACTACAACAACTAATATGACTTTAGTTCTTCCTACTCCAGGACAGAGATTAGGACCTACTTGGGCTAGTGATTTAAATGCTGCCTTTACTTTAATAGATGCGCATGACCACACTTCTGGTAAAGGAATAACTCTTGGAGTTTCCTCTTTTACTATTGATGCTGATGTAAATTATAATAACTCTTATGCACTTTTAAATGCTAATTATCTTGGTTTAGATGAAACAGCTACTCCAAGTACAGATTTTCCTGAAGCTACTTATCCTTCTATTTTATTTAGTGGAGATGCTAATGGTGAATTATATTATAATGATGGAGCAAGTAATCAAGTTAAAATAACAAGTGGTGGAATTTTAAATGTTCCAGCTTCTGCTATTGCTTCTAAATCTTTTTCGGTAAACACAACTTTAGTTTCTGTTACTCCTTTTAATGCCACTTCAAGTCCTGCTTTTGTAGAATCAGATGGATATAATGTTTATTTTACTAACTATTCTACAGGTGCAGCAATAATAACACTTCCTACTATGGCTGGAATGGACACAGGAAGAATGTTTACGATTAAGGATATAAATGGAAATGCGGTTACTAATCCTATAACTATTTATGGATTTGGCTCTGATGCCACAACTTCTGGTTCTCAAACTATAGATGGTATATCTGCAGGAGGAGTTACAATGGTATCAGCTTATGAGTCTGCATCTTTTGTTTGTGTAGGAGATGGAACTCGTTGGGCTAGAATTTAGGAGATGGTATGGCTTTACAAAAACAAAATGTACCTTTATCTTTGAATCAAGGTCTTAATACTAAGGTAGATCCAAAACAACAACCTTTTGGTACTTTTACTCGTCTTGAGAATATAGTATTTGATAAAGAAGCAGAGTTTAATAAAAGACCTGGGTATGATTTAGTTAGTACAACTGGTATAGGAAGAACTTCCCTTCAAAGTGCAATTGGTATAGCAAAGTTTAAAGAACAACCTCTTTGGATTTCAAAAGATCAAATTCATTCCTATAGTGCTGGGGCAGACGTATGGAAAAGTGAAGGTAGTTATGATTCTGTTGTGCCTAAATCTAAGCCTATAGTTCAAAATGGTATTGAACAAACTAATGTGTTATGTGAATATATTTCAGGTTTTCAAATATTTGGTTGGTTAGATTCAAATCAATTTAAGCTTTCTATTTTAGATGAGAGTACTAGTGCTTATACTTTATATGATACGGCTGTTCCTGATACTTCCTCTACTAATACCCTCTCTAGACTAAAAATGACTACATTTCAAGAGAGGTTATATTTAACTTATGTTGAATATAATTCTGGAACAACGACCTATACTCTCTATTGGAAACAATTTGATATCTTAGGTTATATTGAAAAAGGATGGGCATTTTCTTCTACTAGTACAACAGCTATTAATGCTTTTAACGCTTCTGCCTCAGTAGGAGAATTAGAAGTAAGTGTTAATGGAAATGGTTATCATGATCTTATAACTATGGATACAAATCTACTCATAGGATATCACAAAAGTACAGCTAATGAACTAATTCTTAAAACTATAGCTGCTGATGGAACTTTAGGCGGAGAAGTTCAACCATGGTCTACTGGTGTTTCTCCAGAATTTGGAATTGAATTATACCAAGATCCTTCTAATAGGTGTATAGTAACAATGATAGACGGTTCTTATATTATTAAAATGGGTGTAATAAGTACGTTAGCTCTTGTGATAAATGATCCTGTTACTATAGAAAATACCTCTACTATTTCAGGTGCAGTAGGAGCTGTAAATGTTACTGTTATATCAGAGGATAGTGATACTTATACTTTCTTTTATCAAGTTTATCAAACTGCTCCTTTTGTCTACAGTATTAGTACAAGTACAGCAGCAGTAAGTACAGCTTCAACCGATCGTTTTACTTGGAATCAAAATTATATTCGTAAAAATACTTATACTCTAAGTACTGCTACAGCAGGTACAGCTTCAAACATTGCAAGAGGAGTAGGTTTAATGTCCAAAGCTTATGCTCAAGATATTAACACTTATATAAATGTAGTACGAGAGACTGAACTTAATGCAACTTATTATGTTATGAAATCTGACGGCTCTATTCAATCTAAAATAGCTCAAGGAACAGCAGGTCCTTTGTTGAATACTATAAGACAAAGTGCAGGTATAAGTTTAGGTTATTATAATTATAGTTCTACTACTAATACTGATGCAATTTATAGAGTAGCCAGTCTTCCTCAAATTCCTCAAATAACAACTGAAAAGTTTTTATTTGCTTCAAATATTCAAGGAAAGATTGTAAGTGGAACTGATGGAATTACTTCCTTCTTTGCTCTTTATGGAGTAAATTCTAGTGTTGTAGATTTTAGCAATACTATTGTAGGACAAAACGAATCTCTTGGAGAAAATTTACATTTTGCAGGAGGACAGTTAAGAGCTTATGATGGAAATGTTTTAGTAGAGGAGAATTTTAATTATCCTCCAGAAACTTTACCAGTAACTAATGCTTCTACTGGAGGATTTGTTACTAATGGAGATCACTTATATTATGCTATTTATACTTGGACTGATGCTCAAGGAAATATTCATCGTTCAGGTTTATCTCTTCAGAGTGATTTAATTACAAGTACCGGAACTAATATTTCTGTTAATACAGTTAGAATACCTGCCCTTAACTTAACTCAAAAAGTTAATCCTTACATAGACTTATATAGAACTGCAGACTCTGGGACTGTTTTTTATAAAGTCTATTCTAATAATAGTAACGCCCTAATTCAAACATTTGCTCCATTTCAAAATCAAAAAACTTATGATTTTGTAGAAGTTGTAGATATTACTTCTGATGCAAACCTTATTGCTCAAGAAATTATTTATACTACAGGCGGAGTCTTAGAAAACATACCTTCTCCCTCATCGTCTATCATATCAAGTTTTAAAAACCGTTTATTTTTAGCAGGATTAGAGAACAAATTAGAAATTAGATACTCAAAACTTTTACAAGAAAAAGTAGGAGTAGAGTTAAATGATTCATTATTCATTCTTGTATCGCAGGTAGGCGGTGATATTGTAGCCTTAAAAGGAATGGACGATAAGCTTATAATCTTTAAAGAAAACGCTATCTTTTATCTATCAGGAGATGGACCGAATAACCTAGGGCAACAGGATAGTTTCATTGAACCTCAACTAATATCTTCTGATGTAGGTTGTAGCGTTACTAATAGTGTAGTTTTAACTCCTCAAGGAATATTCTTTAAATCTAATAAAGGAATTTATCTACTTTCTCGATCATTAGGATTAGATTATATCGGGGCTCCTGTAGACGATTATAATCACTTAACTATTAGCGATGCTTGTCTTGTAGCTAAGAGTGATGAAGTAAGGTTTTTAACCTCCGATGGAGTTTGTTTAGTCTTTAATTACTTTAGGGGATTATGGACTACTTTTTCTAACCATAGAGGAATTGGAGCTGCTGTAATTAATAATCTTTATTATTTTGTAAATAGTGAAGGCAGTTCTACGAGATTATATAAACAAAACTATTCAATTTATTCAGATGCAGGAACAACTATAAATATGGTAATAGAAACAGGGTGGATGAATCCTGTAGCTGCTCAAAACTCTATTAGAGTCTACCGTATGCTTTTACTTGGAAGTTATTTTAGTCCTCATAGGTTAAAAATTAGTGTAGCCTATGACTATGATGATACTTTTGTAGAAAGTTCTTTAATAGATGTAACAAGTTATACTGAAGTCTATAAGTTTGGATTTCCTGGAGTTGATATTACCTCTACAGGCTTAACTGAAGGATATTATGGAGATCCTGGAGGTACAACTGGAACTTATACAACTGCAATAGCCTATGGTGGCAAGGATGTAATGCAGTATCAAATAAGGGTTGACTTTAAACAGCAGAAATGTGAAGCTATGAGATTAAAGATTGAAACTCTACAAGGAGCAGGTCAGTTAGGTCAGGGAGTAAGTTTATCTCAACTGTTATTTGTAGCTGGAGCTAGAGGAACAGAGTACAAGATTAAACAGAGCAGAATATTCAAAACTACTTAATAATACTAGGACAAGGAGTAAGATATGTCTTTATATGCAGATTATATCAAAGAAAGTAAAGGACACACAGTCGTAGAAGATGAAATGGGCTTTTATGAATACAGCCTTAAGGAAGAGTGTCTCTACGTAGAAAATATCTATATTAAAGATGAATATAGAGGTTCTAAGAATATGTTTAAATATATGAGCGAAATGGCTGAAATTGCTAAAGCATATGATTTACCCTGTTTAACAGCAGTTGTAAATATTCTCAATCTTAATGCACATTCAGTTTTAAGCTATTTTGTCACATACGGCGGAAGAGTATTTTTAGCACAAAACAATAATATTTATTTTACCATGAACGTTGAGGACGCATTAAAACTATAGGATTTAATTATGAAATTAATAGGAAAAAAACTTTATCGGACAGGATCTCTTAAGCTCTTTAAGAATGGTGAAGGTGATACTGGATCTGGACCTCAGTCCAGTAGTAGTGGTAATCAAGGCGGTGGTAATCGAGGCGGTGGCGGTAGCAGTAGACCTTCTCCAGAAGAACTAAGAAGACGTCGAGAAGCAGCAGAAGCTCAAAGAATAGCAATGGAGAAAGCGAGAAAAATGGCAGAAGCAGAAAAATTAGTTAGCGATACAGAGAAACTAGAGTGGAAGGCTGAAGCTAAAAGAAAATTATACGATCCTGAGCAAAAAGCTATATTCGAAAAAAGAAAAGCCTTAGCTGAAGGCATGGGTGGCGCACTACAAAAGGCTGGAGCCGAACGTGGTTTGCAGGCTCAAATGGCTGTTGCAGGTGCAGGTAGAGGCGGCGCTGCTCAACGTATGCGTGGGCTTACTAGAGCTGGTGAAGCTGGAGTTAAAGGTGCTGCTGCCATGGGCGCTCAAGCTGGACAGACTCAAGCTCAGATGTTAGGAGCTGCTGGAGCTGGTAAATTTGGAATGGAAAAATCCGATAAGGCTGGTGCGCTAGGCTTCTATCAAAAATCAAGAGGACTGGATGTAGCAGAAAAAGCTGCTGACAAACAAGCTGCTGCTACAAGGGCTGCTAATCAGGGTGGTGGTAAAGCTTCTGGTGGAGAAATATTTAAGTCTTATAAGAAAAAGAACGGAAAAATAGACGGACCAGGAACAGAGACTTCTGACTCTATTAAGGCTAAACTGTCTGATGGAGAGTTTGTAGTTAATGCCAAGACTGTAAGAGGTATTGGAGAGTCCATGGGTGCTAAAGGAAAAGACCAGAGCCGTGAAGCAGGTTCAAGCTTTTTATATGATTTACAATCTAAATATGGAGATAAGGGACCTGTTAAAAAGTTTATGGGTGGAATGGAAATAGCCGATTTGGCAGCACATGCAGCTAAATCAGGGGCTTTTGGTAAAAAGATGAAAGTAGTTGGTGAAGTAGGTTCGGCTGCTATTGGTGCAAAAAAAGGATTAGATACTAAAAAAGCTTCAGATTTAGAAGTAGGAGTTAAAGAAAAAGAAATGGATGAATTAAAAGCTTTTAAACATAAGAGTGAAAAAGCTAGTGGACTTCATCCTAGAGAAGAAAGAGGATTTAAAAAAGAAAAAG